CATGAGTGCAGCGGTGGGATCTCCGCGCCACCCAGACTCGTCACCTTCGCGGATACGACGGGCAATGTCGTAGACGTCGGTGGTGATTTCTGCGTACTGGGTGTATTCGGGTGCTGCCCTCATGGTCCTCCTAAATGGGGGCGATCCGGCAGGCGGGGTGCGTGAACCGCCTGCCGGATCAGATTGGTTAGGCCCCGAACGCCAAGAACGACACTGTGGCCGTCGAGAGGTTCGTTGTCGCGGTCACTTCGACCTGCGGGGCTCCGTCTGTGGTTGTATCCACCCAAAACATCTTGATCTTTGGTGCTGTCAGCGAACCGTCCCAGACCGGCTGGTAGCCGTTGTTGGGGTTCACGAACAGCGAATCAAGGCGTGTAAGGCCCAGGTCAACCAGCGAGATTGCTTCACCACCGGTCGGGTACGAACTGTCGAACGTAACCGTACCGATGACAATCTTGCGGTTGCCCGGGACCTCCGGGCCAGTTGTGATGCTGACCGACGCTGCCATGTTAGATCGACACCTCGGTGATGTCCTTGATGGCAAAGTGGGTGTTGCGCTGCTTGCAGGCCAGCTCCATGTAGGAGTAGAGCGTGGCCTCGTATGCGTCGAGGTCAGGCTTACGGTTCATCACCGCTCCGTCCATGTCCATGAACTGCCATCCGTCGCCGACCTGGTGGAGAACCAGCGAGTCGGTGTGGATGCCGTAGATGCTGTTGCTCGGGCAGTCGAAGTCGCAGTACAGCACGGTCGGACCCTCATCGCCCTTGCCGGAAACCGACGGGGAGAAGTATTGGATGCCGGCGTAGCCGCCCTTGAGCTCGGTCTGCTCCATGTTGCGCTTCAGCGAGAGCAACAGGTTGGCAACCGCCATGTGGACACCTTCTGCCGAGACGAGAAGGTTGACCTTCTTGCCGGAGTTGGTGAGGCCCTTCATGATCGAGCCAGTCAACAAGGTTTCGGAGATGGCACGGTTAGTGCCGCCGTTGCTGTTGACGTAGGCCTTCCAGTTGGGCTGGCTTGACGGGTTGATCGTGTGCAACACGGCGCTGTCCGACACAATGGTCTGGACGCCGGTGAGTTCGATCTGGCCGTCGCCAGGTGCACCGCTGTTGTTCGATGCGCCGCCGGCACCCGTGCGGAACACGAAGTGGCTGGAGGTGGTCGAAATGGTGCCGCCGGAGATGACCATCGTCTTGTTGGACGTGTCCACCGAGGTGACGGTACGGGCCGATGCAACGGTCGTCGGCGATGCCACGGTGCCGATGTCCACAACCATGCCGCCGTCGTTGAACAGCTGACGAAGCGCGGCAGAGCCGGTGTTCGACGCCAAAACGACTGTGGTCGAGGTGGTGGTGGTGCCGCACTGTGCGATGACGCCGTTTGACTGGCCCCAAAGCTGACGGTTGACATCCTTCATGGCGTCGTTACGGATGCCGCTCATTTCGGCATCAAGCGCGTCAATGAAGGCACCACGGTCAGTTACGGCCTGACGGATGGTGGGACCCGAAAGCTGGATACGTCCGTAGACGTAGCGTACGGGAACCGGGACTGTGGCGTAAGCCTGGTTGCTTGCCGTCGGGAGTGTGCCACCTTCCGCGCGAGCACCGACACCGGACGAGCGTCCGAGGTGGATGGCGTGGCGGGCGATACGACCGACGACGGTGTCCTTGCGAGTCTCGACCTGCGAGGTGAGAAACAAGGCGTTGTTGAGCTGGTCGATGTAATCCTTGTAATCGTCCTTGAGGATTGCATCAACCGTGGACAGTGTTGCTGGCATGGTTGGTTACCTTTCTTGAGAAAAGAGTGATGGGAATAAGGTTTCCGCAATCATTCTGCTGCTGCTTTGGCTTCCCGCCTAGGCAACATATCTCGGGTCCCCGAGGGCAAAACTAGCGATTATGTGGCGCAGCCCATCCGGTCTGCAACTCTCAGTGTAGTGGTTGATAACCACCTGTCAATGAGTGTCAGAGGCCTTGCTGTTGGAGGCGGGCCATTGCGCGGTCGCGGGGGCTTGATCCAGGTGTCACTACTGACGACATGCCGTTGGGCGACGCGGTCGGCATGGACGCTGCTGCGCCTCGGCGACGTTCCACGATGGCTTGTGCTTCGCGGAGGATTTCGCCTTCCATTTCCTGCCATGCGGCGGTGATGTCCAGATCGTCACGCTTGGTTGCGTTCAGGATCAAAGCGTGGGCGAGCGGGGTTTCGGGTTCAAGTCCGAGGCCACGGATCGTCTGCTCGATCTCGCCTTGATAACGGGCGATGTCCTGCTGCTCCTGGTATTGGGCGATCTGCTGCTGGACGAGGCCTTGGATCTGCTCGGGGGTCATGCCGGCAGCTTGGCCTTGCGCTACAGCGTTGCTGGCGACAGCGTTTTGGGCAGCCTGCTGCTGTGGGCTGATGTAGCGGTTGAAGTTGTCGCCGGCGAGGGTGCGGGCGTTATCGACCATCCATTGGATCGCGGCTTCCTGATCGCCGGCGGCCCATGCTGAGGCGAACTGCTGTACGGCGTTCGCGTCGTCGGGGTGCATACGGTCAAATACCTGTCGGATCGGCTTGTAACGCTCCCGTTCGCGGATACGGTCCTGCACTTCGGAACGGTACCGTTCTTCCCAGTTGACCTGTTCTGAACTTTCGCCGGTTTCCGGTGCTGTTTCTGCTATTTCCGCTGAAAAATCAAGGCCTTCTCCGGCCCCAAAATCGGGTGCGTCGCTCATTCCATTCCTCCTATGGGTAATGATTCCTGCCCGCCCGCTTCCGGCGTGGGGGCAGTTTGCTGTTGTGGTACTGCGCTAGAGAACCCTGGCTGGGAGCCAACAAGCTGCTCAGCAGCCTGCCCCGACAGCCCACCAGCCAGGGTCATTGCCTGGCTAGCAGTGGGCTGCTGGCCGGACATCATTGCGGCCTGTGCGTCAAGCGCGGCCTGCGTGTCTCCCATCAACATTCGTTGGTGGGCTTGAATATGTAGATCAATAATTTCCTTGACGGCAGGGTCAGCAAGTTCGTAGGCTGGGGATTTCCGTTCGCGGTTGTGGATATTGATGTGGACATCATGTACGTCAAAATCCTCGGGGACCACTGGGACAGCCTGCATAAGAAGGCCATTTTCCCATTGAGCTTTAGAAGCGTCAGGGTCAACCTGAGCGAGGTAGCCCTTGGGATCTGGGAGGTCGAGCATCTTTGCCATAGCAAGCGGGTCAATGTTCTGGAAAGCCTGCGGGAAACGGTCTGCAAGCGATGTGAGAATCGACTGTGTTGCCAGTTTGCTGCGAGGGCTTGTGGCGTCCAGTGGTACCACAACTTTCGGTTTTTCATCAATGTCCTCTGCTCCCCATGAGATGTCGAGCGGCTGCCCGTACTCGTTGATGATCGTAGATTTGCGCTGGATGCCAGTGACATCCGCGTTCATACGATACAGCATAAGTGTCATGGTTCCAATCATTCCCCAACCTTTTGCCTGGTCACGGGCCATCGGCCCGAGCGGGGTGTCGTCCTTTTCGGCCAGCAACGACAGGGCGAGGCCCGAGTTGCGGTCGCCAGGGGCCTGACCACGGCTAACGGAGTGGGTGTGGAAGATGTCGTCAAGCTCCATTTCCAACGCGGCGGCCTCGTTGGAGATCCAACGCGGGACGTCCGGGGCGGTCTGCCAGTGCGGTTCGCCGAGCTCAGCGTTGTATTCCAGCGTGTCGCCGGGGTCGACGGTGATGATGTCGGCGTCGTCTACCGAGCCTGACGGGATCATGAGTCGGGCATTGGCAGCTTTCCGCATGTGTTCCATGATCGTTGAACGGGCACGGTTGTATGCGTACTGGATGTCGCGGGCTGGGGTGCACAACGTGTGGCCGACCCAAGTGTTCGGGATCTTCTTCTGCCGGAACAGCACAAGGTTCAGATGCGGGAACGGGTATGGCCACGCATCGTTTTGGAGCACCACTTTGTTGTTGACAACGTGGACAATGCAGCCAGGGGTGGTCGCGGTTGGGCGTTCGCAGTAGACGTAGACCATTGTGGTGCGCGGAGGCTGGTTGCCTGGGCGGCGCATAAGGATTG